AATTGGCAGAGGTGAAAGCATATGCAGATCAAAACGACGGTACCGTTTCAGACGTACAATGACGGGATTTGCCAGCTGTGCAGGCTGGATAACGTGGCAGAGCCGGGGCTTATGCCGAAAAAGGCGCTCACGGTGATCCATGAGCGCGTCCCGTTCGAACGGCGCAAAGTCGGGGTAACCCGTTTTTACGATGCGATGCAGGAAAACGTGGAGATCACCGCGGTGCTCCGGGTGCCGGATCACTTTGATGTGTCCACGCAGGAGTTCTGTATCATCGACGGGAAACAGTACGGTATCCACCAGGTGCAGGAAGTGAACGACACCATGCCGCCGTCGCGCGATCTGTCACTCAAGAAGACGGAGGCAGAGTATGACGTTACAGGAATTTAGCAAGGTCCTTCTTTCCGTGACAGACAAGGTATACCATCTCGAAGCATGGAACGAAAGCGACGAGTATATCGTTTGGCAGGAGATCCAGAACCGGAGCTCACACGGCGACAATGGAAGATTTGCAACGGTAAAACGCGTGCAGGTGGATCTGTTCACCCAAAAGGAGTTTTCGGAACTGTTAGACAAGCTTCTGGAGACGCTTGAAGAAAACGATGTGGCGTTCGACGATCCGGTGCCGGACTATGATTCGGATACGAAGGTCATGCGCTACATCATCCAATGCGAGGTGATATGACATGCCGGGGATACAGTTTGACGGCCTCGATGATCTGATCGGAGACCTTGAGAAGCTGGCAGAACTTCCGGATGAAGTCATGGACGGGATGGTGAACGCAGAGGCGGAGGTCGTGGTCAAGGCACACAAAAAAGAGCTGGAAGCGCGCGGAATGAGACAAACCGGTCAGCTGATCAATTCTATTGGAAAGACCGGAGTGACAACAAAGGGTTATTCGCACGCGGTAGACGTGTATCCGCAGGGCACACGGGATGACGGCGTAAGGAATGCCGAGGTTGGATTTATCCTGGAATACGGCGCGCCGAAAAAAAACATTCCGGCGAGCAACTGGATGGCACAGGCCAACGAAGGATGCGCCGACGAAGCGGTAAAAGCCGCAGGGGCGGTGTACGATGAATTTTTAAAAAAGAACAATTTATAGCAGGAGGAAAAAAGAATGGCAGCATTTGGAGCAAAATATTTAAGTTTCGCACCGATCAAGGAAGAGGCAGAGAACGCATTGCCGACGTATGAGACTGGCGGTGCATCTTCGCTCGGAAAATTGGTAAAGGCAGATCTTACCGTGAACTTCGCGTCAGGGGAACTGTACGCGGACGACAAGCTGGCGGAGAAGGTGGACGAGTTCGCAAGCGGATCACTTTCCGTGGAAGTGGATGAGTTAAAGGACGAACAGGCGGCAAAGATTTACGGATCGACCTATGACGCGAAAGAAGGAAAAACGGACAATACCGGCGACACCGTTCCGGCAGTAGGTTTGACGTACTGCAAGTCTCTGATGAAGAACGGAAAGAAATTTTTCCGCGGATACTACTATCCGAAGGCAAAAGCGCAGATCGGAAGTGACAGCGCAGCGACGAAATCCTCAAGCATCACGCTTGCGACAGCACCGATCACGTTCACCATTCTGGAGGCGGAAAACGGCGACTGGAGACACACAAAGGAGTTCGACACCGAAACCGAAGCAAAAGCATGGTGCGAAGAGAAACTCGCAAACACCACAGAATAAGACATACGAAAACCGCCCGGGGATCCTCGGGCGGTTATGAGCAGAGGATCATATGAAGGAGAAAATCTATGATGGCAAGATACACAAAAGCAAAATTGAACGGAAAAGAGATCTATTTAGCCTACACCGTAAGCGCAATGTTCCAGATCAACGACATGCTGGAGGATGGACAAGACCTTCTTTCCGTGCTAAACGGAGGCAACGAGAAAGAACTGGGAAGCTGCTGTGAGGCAATCTGCATCCTTGCAAGGAGCGGAGCGAGGGCGCGGACAATGGAGGGCTATGAGGCATCCTACGCGCCGACGAAAGAAGAGTTGCTGACCTGCATGCTCCCGATCGAGTACATGCAGATCAAGAAGGAAGCCGTAAACGCAATCCTGCTCGGATACGGACGCGAGATCGCGGATCCGAATGAAGAGGTCGACATGGAGCTTGCGGAACTCGAAAAAAAACAAAGCCCACCAGAGCAGGCATCTTAAACATGGCTGTTCTGGTGGGAATGAGCATAAGTGAAGCCCTAGAGAGTTCCCCAGGGCTCATATTCGACATGATGGAATTAAAAGCGCAGCAAAACGGCTGGAAAAAGAAAGAGATGGATTAGTGGAAGCTCTTCTTGAGTTCCTCGATATCACGATCGATTTCCTTTACGCGACGGCGGCGAGCAAGTTCTTTAAACGAAGTTTTGAAGCACCAGATAATATACCTTACTACAATATACGGCGAAGCCAAGAGAAACAGGATAAACAAGGCATCAAAAATAGGATTATCACAAACGTAAATCATATCAGCACCTCCTTGTAACTTCATTATAGCAAGGAAAAACCAAAAGTCAAGATTGAGGCGACAAAATGAGTCAGACAGAAAGAAAAATTGTCACAAAATTAACCGTCGATGGGGACGCGGAATATTCCAAAAAACTAAAGAACGCGACGGCGTCATTAAGTGAGCAAAAGAGCGCGCTTAAGTTACTGAACGAGGAATATAAAAATTCACAGAACAGCCTGGAAGCCCTGCAGAAGAAAGTAGAGCAACTGAAGCTGGTACAGGCGGAGAATACCAAGGTAGTAGAAGCGGCAAAAGAGGGACTGCTCAATGCAACGAAGGAACAATCTAAGTACGCGGCGCAGGTCGAAGACGCAAAGGAAAAGATAAAAAACGCGCAGGATGAGATGAGCGGGCTGAACACATCCACGGAAGAGGGCGCAAAACGGCAGCAGGAACTGACCGAGGAGATTAAGAAGTACCAGTCAGAGCTTGACAGTGCGGAGGCGATGCAGCAGAAAGCCACGGAAGCGGTGGACGAATGGGCGGCACAGCAGAGCAAAGCTAAGACGAACCTGAACAATACCAACATGGCGCTGCTGCAGACAGAGGGATATCTGAAAGAGGCGGAGGAAAGCTCGGACGGATTTGCTACGAGCATCGACGCACAAGGAAAAAAGGTCAAACAGGCGGCGAACAATCAGGAAGAACTGAACAATAAGTACAAGAACACAACAGCCGCCCTTGATGCAATGGTTGGGGCACTTGCAGCAAACTTAGTAACGAAAAAAGCGGAAGAAATAAGAGCGGCATTAGAGGAATGTATCGATGCCGCAGCGGATTTCGAAACAGCAATTGCAAAAGTGAGCACCATTGCAGACACCGAGAGCGTGAGCCTGTCAAGCATCCAGAGCGCGATCATGGAATTATCCAGCGAGACCGGAAAGTCTGTAACCGATTTATCGGACGCGGTTTACAACGCCATTTCCGCAGGCGTGGATACAGCCAATGCGGTAGAATTTGTAGCGACAGCCAACAAACTGGCAACCGGCGGCTTTACGGACAGCACCACAGCCGTTGATATATTAACCACAGCATTGAACGCATACGGGCTGGAAGTAAGCGAAGTATCGCAGGTATCGGATTACCTGATCACCACACAGAACTTAGGAAAAACGACCGTAGACGAATTGGCGGCTTCCCTCGGTAAGGTAATACCGGTGGCATCCACATACAACGTCGAGATGGACAACCTTTCTTCCGCGATGGCGATTCTTACCGCAAACGGCATTGCAACAGCAGAAGGAACAACGTACTTAAAAGCGGCGATCAATGAACTGGGTGACAGCAGTTCCACGGTGGCAATTACCTTGCAGGAAAAGACCGGAAAGTCATTCAGCCAGTTGATGGCGGAAGGCTATTCCCTCGGTGACGCCATGGAGATCCTTGCGGATGCGGTAGGAAATGACAACACCAAATTCAACGAATTGTGGAGCAGTTCCACGGCGGGAATCGCGGCATTGTCCATCCTCTCTTCCGGATCCGCGAAGTACAACAGCGTCTTGTCACAGATGCAAGCGAGCGCAGGAGCGACGGAAAAGGCATACGCACAGATGGCAGACACAACCGAAGTGGCGGAGCAAAAGCTTACAAATGCGTTCGACAATCTAAAGATCGCAGTTGGAAGCGAGCTGCAGGATCAGATGAATACCGTGTACGAAAAAGGTACGGATCTGGTCAACTGGGCGACAGAGTTCGTGGAAGAAAATGAGTGGGTGGTACTGGTGATAGAGTCGGTAACATCCGCGCTCAGCGCATTGGCAATTGGAATTTCAATCGCGACGTTAGCGGTAAAAATCATAATACCACTCTTTAAAGAACTCAACATAGTCATGGCAGATAACCCGGTTTTGGGAATAGTGACAGGTGTAACAGCACTGACAGCTGCGCTCGCTCCGCTGGTTCTTAGCATGTCAGACACCACAAGCGAAGTGGAGCAGCAGACGGCAGCATGGAATGAAGAGAGCGAAGCGCTAAGAGAAGTGACGGATGCTTACACCGAACAGCGCGACGCCATCGAGGAAAACGAAAGTGACACCACAGCGCTTGCCACAGCGTTAATGAACCTGACATCACAGGAAGGAAAATCCGTAACCTTCAAACAGGCGATTTTATCACTGGTCGATCAGCTGAACGAAAAGATTCCGGAGCTGAATCTGGGATATGATGAGCAGACCGGGAAGCTCAATATGACGAATGAACAGCTGGAGGAATACATCAAAAACCAGACGCTACTTGAAAAATACGAGAACGCATCCAGTAACTACGCGACCATCTACGCCGAAAAGCTGGAAGCAACGGAAGATCTGGAAAAGGCCCAGAAAAAGCTTGCAGAGGCACAGGAAGTACTAAAAGAAAAGCAGGATGCACTTACAGATTCAACCGCCGATAACGATGAGGCGCTACAAGCACAAAATAGTGAGGTGGCGCAAGCGGCGAAAGTAGTAGAAGAACTCCAGAGAGTTGTAGACGGTTTAAGTGAATCGGTGGATTACTCCACATCAGCACTTGCAGACGCGCAGTATGACATCAACATGTACACCATCGAAACGGCGAACATGACCGAGGCGCAGCGGGAACAGATTGACGCAATGATGGAAGAGGCGGAAGCGGTACAAGGAAGTACGCCTCTTTACTACGAGAAAATCGAAGCCATTGCAGCACTGGCAGCCGAGAACAATGCAGCCTACACCCAGGCACAGGCAGACATGGACGCGCAGATCGCAAAGATTAAAGAGCTGCAGGCGGCGTATGACGAAAGCTATCAATCTGCCTATACCAGCATTACAAACCAGCTGGGACTATTCGATGAGATGCAAGCCGGAACATCCATCAGCATCGACCAGATGATCGCAAACCTCGATTCGCAGATTTCCTATATGGATGACTACGCGGAGAACATGCGGACGGCAATGGAGCTGGGCGTAAATGAGGGGATCCTGCAGCAGTTGAGTGACGGATCCGCGGAGTCCGCGGCAATCCTTCAAGAAATCGTAGACGGCGGCGAGGAAAAGATCGGAGAACTGAATGAAAAGTTTGCGCAGGTCGAAGACGGGAAAGATGAGTTTGCCAGTACAATTGCAGAGATGGAGACACAGTACAACACGGATCTGGAATCGTTGGTGCAGGATACGGCAGAAGCCGTACAGAATATGGCGAGATACGACGATGCATATGATTCCGCGCTTCAGACATGTAACGGTATTATAGCAGGCATAGATGCAAAAAAGCAGAGCGTGGTTGACCGGTATACAGCATTGGCAAATGCAGCAGTAGCAGCATACAACGCGGCAATGGTGATCAAGTCGCCATCCAGACGATTCAAGCAATCATCGGAGATGACCATGGAAGGAATCATGGTCGGCGTGGATTCCAGGGAAAACGAAGTGCTGGGAACCTATCAGGATCTTGCCAAGAAAACGATTGATGCGTATAACAGCGAGATGGAAGAAATCGCAGAGCGTGGGAATCTGGTATCATATGCAGAACGCATCCCGCAGGTAATAGAGGAAAAGTACATTTCCGGGAATTCGACACACAATACGACGAACAACAGCACAACCCAGAATTTTTATATTTCCACGCCGGTCAAGTCGCCAAGCGAACTGATGCGCGCAGCGCGTCTGGAACAAAAATACGGACTGGCGGGAGCGTAGGAGGAAGTATGTATATAAAAATCGTAAGGGACGACAATAAAACATTTCGTCTAGACGCATCCATCAAGGGTGATGCCGCGTGGGGAATCACGGAAGTAAACGGGCTGGGGATGGCGGAAAATGAAATCGAGACCGCAACGCCGGCTTCGGGCGATGGCAGCACGATCATCAGTGAGCGGATCCCACACCGGAACATTGACATTGCGGCCAGCGTGAAAAACAAGAAACAGAATGCGACGGAGCGGAAGAACGCGGTCTCATTTTTCAACCCGAAGCACAGCTTCATCCTGTATGTCACACACAACGGCGACTCCAGATGGATCACCGCGAAGATTGAAAAATTTCAGATGGAGACGCGCAGCGCGGATGAGCACGCGGCATTAAGCCTTGCGCTTTCCTGTCCGGATCCGTATTTCAATTCCGTCGACAATTTCGGAAGAAACATTGCAGAAATAAAAGGAACTTTCGGATTTCCGTACCTCTCAAGCATAAGCAGAGGATTCTGCACAGGAGTTTACAATTTTGCGCGTCAGGTACAGATTGACAACACCGGCGACGCAGAGACATATGCGACAATACAAATCAAGGCAACCGGAGATGTATTAAATCCAAAGATCACCGAAAACGGTGTATATATACGACTGATCGACACACTAAGCAAAGGAGATGTGATTGAGATTGACATGGTAGAGAACACAATCAAAAAAAACGGAGTAAACTGCATTGGAAAAGTAGACAGGACATCGTCGTTTACAGACATGGTATTGCAAACTGGAGAAAACGAGGTGTCTTTCGATGCGGATGATGGAGATTCCAATATGGAGGTCGTGCTGTATTACAATCTACGGTACCTTGGGATATAGGAGGGAAGCATGGAACTGTTGGCACTGGACGAAAATTTTATTCCTACAGGAAAAACAAAGCTGAAATACTTTGACTTGATGTGGAATCGAAAATACTACGAGACAGGACAATTTTCAATACAGATAGAAGCGTATGATTACGACGCAAAGATGAAATATGTATTCACGAATGACAGATCGGAACTGGGAATCATTCAAAAAATAAAATATACAGCTGAAGATAACATGATTGTATTAAGCGGTTTTTTTTACGAGGGGACTCTGGCGGACAAAATCATATATCCAACGTTCGAACGATACGGAACACGGTCGGCGTTTGTCGCTGCCGCGGTCGAAAAGTACAAAAGCGACATTCCGAAATTAAAAGTGGCGGAGTATGACGACACAGGAGAAAAAGTGCAAAAGCAAGAGACAGGTGATTCACTGGAGACAATGGCACACGAAACGCTGCAGGTGGAGGAAAAAGCCTATAGGTGCAGGTACGATTTTGAAAATGACGTCATTTATTTCGAGATTTACAAAGGAACGGATCGGACGCAGGCACAAAGCGAAAACAATTTCGTCGTATTTTCCAAAGGATTCCGCAATTTAAAAGGCGTAGAAGCGGAGCGTGACGAAAGCAATTACAAAAATTACTTTGTGATAGGGGGAAGCGGAGAGGGAGAAGAAAGAATATACGCAACGCTGGATCTATCCGGGGGTGGTCAAAGAAAGGAACTGTTTATCGATGCCAAAAGCAAATCATATGACGAGGACAAACAGACGATTGCTGAATATAAAGAGATTCTGATCCAGACGGCAATAGAGAAGGCACAGAAATATGTAAGTATTGAAAACGTAGAATTCGACACAGACACGAGCAAGGGAGCGGAGTATCTGAAAGATTACGACCTAGGAGACAAATGCGATGTGATAGTGGAAGAATTAGAGATGGCATACGAAGCGCGGATAATCGAAATATTGGAAACATGGAACAAGGGGAAGCACGAAGTGACGTTGACCTTCGGGGACAAGATACCAACACCATATGAGAAAGCGAGGATAAGATAAATGAACAGTTTTCCATTTGATTCACAGGTAACATACGATGAGGACGGCGTTCCGAGTTATGATCGGGCGTACAACAGCGCGGGACTGAGAGATTACTTAAAGCTATTTCTCACGGACGGCGTATTTCCGAATCCATCTACAAATTTACAGGTGACAACATCGGAACAGAATATGGCCGTAACGGTACTTCCGGGGTCCATAAACATTCAGGGGGCGCTCGGGATTGAGGACGAAGAGCGGACCTTGGTGCTACAGGCGGCAAATAAAGACTACAATCGGATCGATTCTGTAGTAGCACGACTTGACACGGATTTTTCCTATAGAAGCATTGACCTGTATGTGCTGCAAGGAACGGCATCGGCATCACCGAAAGCGCCAGAGTTGACAAGGACAAAAAATAAATATGAGCTCCGACTCGCAAATGTTTTTGTGGCAAAAAACGCGACCACAGTTTCGGGATCCAGGATCACAGACACGCGGCTCAACACAGACGACTGCGGCATCGTGACGGGGATAATCCAAAAGGTAGACACGACGACGATTTACAAGCAGTACAACGACTACCTCAAAGACATAAGCACAGAAACAGCATCGAGACTCAACGGCATGGAGAAAGGATACGCATCCTATATAGAAAGCTCGGAAGAGGAATTCGAGGCATGGTTCAAAACGGCAAGGGATACACTTTCCGAAGACACGGCCGGAAATCTGCAAAATGAAATCGGAACAGCATCTTCAATCGAAGTCGGAGACGGATCTCTGACAAGCGCAATATTGGAAATATTTGAAAGGCTGGGGATTGGAATGATGGCGGCAGAAGACGGGGAAGTATTGACGACGGAAAGCGGGATAAGCTTAATCGTATAAGGAGAAAAAACATGGCACAAAAACAAATAGAGGAGCTGAGCGAATTACTGACAGCAATCGAAAACGACGACGTATTTATCGTCAACAACGACGGAGAAACAAAAAAAATAAAAGCGTCACTTTTGGCATGGGAACTGGTAGAGTTATTTGCAAGCGAGGATCCGGCAGGACTGCACAAATCGTTGTGGAGGGGAAAATACCTGGGGAGCAGCGTGACAAAAGCACAGTACGAAGAGATTAAGAATGGAACATTTCACGACCTGTGGCTTGGCGACTACTGGACAATCAATAAGATGAATTACCGGATCGGCGACATCAATTACTGGTTAGGAACAGGGGACGTTGAATGCACGCAGAACCATTTACTGATCATTCCGGACAAGGCGTTATATAATGCACAGATGAACACGACGAACACGACAGGAAGCACCACAGAGGGCGCATACGTTGGATCAGAAATGTACAAAACAAATCTCGCAACGGCGAAAGCAACAATAAATGCAGCGTTTGGCGAAGATCACATATTGAATCATAGAGAGCTATTTGCCACAAATTTAAGCGCGGACGGAGACCCGACAGGCGAATCAGGGGGTGCATGGTACGATTCCACGGTGGATTTAATGAACGAGATCATGGTGTATGGATGCAACATATTTCACAATGTAGAAGCAAAAGGTAACCCTGCCGCAAACACAACAATTGACAAAACGCAAATCAGGATGTTTAAGATCGCGCCGGAGTTCATCACAACCCGAGCGGCCTGGTGGCTGCGCGATGTCGTGTCCTCGACGCGCTTCGCTCACGTCAGCGGCCTCGGCACCGCGATCAACCGCGTTGCGTCGAACTCTTATGGCGTCCGCCTTGCTTTCGGAATCATAGGCTAAGCCGAATCTCTCATCTGTGCCCATGGTGGGCACAGATAAAAACAAAATAAAACAAGGAGGAGAAACATGGCACAGAAAAAAATTAGTGAATTGAGAGAACTGCAGGATGCGGTAAAACAAAACGACGAGCTTATCATCAATAACGACGGGGAAACGAAAAAAGTCAAAGCGGAAAGTCTGGCGTGGAAGCTGCTGGAACGATTTGCACAAAGCGAGCCTGCAGCGTTACATAACGCAGTAAAAAGGGGAAAATATTTAGGAAACAAATTAACAGTAGAACAGGCTGCGGAAATCGCAAATGGGACATTTCATGATTTATGGCTCGGAGACTACTGGACGATCAACGGAATAAATTACCGGATCGGAGGAATCAACTACTGGCTGTATACCGGAGATACTGCGTGCACGTTAAACCATCTGCTGATCATTCCGGACGAACCGCTCTACGAAGCGGCGATGAATTCGGAGGGAACAACAGAAGGCGCGTACGTTAGATCGGACATGTACAAAACAAACCTCGAAGAGGCAAAGACGATAATAAATGCGGCATTTGGAGAGGATCACGTATTGAGCCACAGAGAATATTTGCAGAATGCCACAGAAGCAGATGACACAGCAGATTTTACGGTGTACGAATCAGGGGGTGCATGGTACGATTCCACGGTGAATTTGATGAACGAGATCATGGTGTATGGCTGCAACATATATCACAATATATACAGCGGGTCAACGGTACCAAACATTTATACTATCGACAAGACAAGAATACCACTATTTGCGATCGCGCCGGAGCTTATAACAAGAAGAACAGCCTGGTGGTTGCGCGATGTCGTGTCCTCGACGAGCTTCGCTAAAGTCAATAACGACGGACCAGTGGGTTATCACCCCGCGTCGTACTCTTTTGGCGTCCGCCCCGTTTTCGGAATCATAGGATAAGAGGAGTCACTATCGCAAGCGTACACAGATAAAAACAAGGAGGAAAAACATGGCACAGAAAAAAATTAGCGAATTGAGTGAGATGCTAAGCGAGATTGATAACAACGATGTGTTTGTCGTAAATCGCGAAGGAAAAACAAAAAGAATCAAAGCATCAAATCTGGCGCAGGGAGTACTGGAACTGTTCGCAGAAGACGCGCCTGCAGCATTGCATAACGCAGTAAAAAGGGGAAAATATTTAGGAAACAAATTAACAGTGGAACAGGCTGCGGAAATCGCAAACGGGACATTTCATGATTTATGGCTCGGAGACTACTGGACGATCAACGGAACAAATTACCGGATCGGAGGAATCAACTACTGGCTGAATACCGGAGATACTGCATGCACGTTAAACCATCTGCTGATCACTCCGGACGAACCGCTCTACGAAGCGGCGATGAATTCGGGAGGAACCGTAGAAGGCGCGTACGTTGGATCGGACATGTACAAAACAAACCTTGAAAAGGCAAAGAAAATGATAAATGCAGCATTTGGAGAAGCACACATATTAAATCACAGAGAGTGGCTCGCAGATACTGTGAACAATAACCTAATCAGCGTAAATTCTATAGTATACGAGCTTAATGGTGCATGGTACGATTCCACGGTGGATTTAATGAATGAGATCATGGTGTACGGATCAAATATTTACCATAATATTTTATCAGGAGTAAATTTACCAGAACAGCACACCGAAGGTAGAGGACAGATCCCACTGTTTGGAATATCGCCGGAAAACATCAAGTCCGAGTCATACTGGCTAAGAGATGTGGTTGGTTATAATTATATGACGAGGGTAAGTAAGAATGGACATGCAAACTACCAAGTTGTAACACAAGAGATGGGAGTACGCCCAGTGTTTGGAATCACGGGGTAGACAAAGGGGACAAGGAATGAGCGGAGTTCCAAAAAGTAAGAGAAAAGAATCCAGATTTGAAGCACAACATCATTATTTCCGGTTACGGCAGGAAGTAACAAATTTGATGTTGCTGGATTTTGGATTTTCAAAAGAAAAATACACAAAAACCATAGAACGCTACAAAGAAACACATGAGTCGGCACCGGGCGTGGATGAGGTTGTAGATCGATATAGACGGAAATGCGAAAATTTTCATAAATGGTTTATTGACAAAGAGTGCGATGCAGTACTTGAAATTTTAAGGCGTATCGAATGCGAATTTACGGCGGGAAATTCAATTTATCCATCGGAAACGCCTGCAAAAATCATGGAGTTTTGCGAAAGGCGGAAACATATCGACGAGGCAATCGCACAATGCTACGTTCTTAAGCAGGAACTGCAGTACATAATACGGACACTCCCGGTGGATTTAAACAAATACGAGAGATTTGCAGCGGCAATAGACAAACAGATCGCGTTGTATAAAGGCGTGAGACAGGCAGACAACAGGCTGTTAAGACAGAAGCCGAACAAAAACAAGAAAGACAATAGGGAATAGAGACACATAGGGCAATCTTTGAGCACCGAGCGAACTGGTGGCTGCGCGATGTCGTGTCCTCGACGCGCTTCGCTAACGTCAACAGCAACGGCAACGCGAACAACAACGTTGCGTCGAACTCTTATGGCGTCCGCCTTGATTTCGAGAATGCAGGTAAGACCCTAAAAAGGGCAGGCATTCAACCGAAAGGAAAGATTGTCCTTGTGAAAGCTAAATGACAGCGGGTTATACCGGAGCCGTACATATCGGTTTGCCCTATGCGGCGAGTTACGACGAGTCGATGGCCGGGGCTTAACCCGAAAGGGAATATGGTTTTAATATGAACAATAAAATTACAGACATGAACTCTCTGTACGAAGCGTATAAAGCATCTATGAAGGGAAGCGCGTGGAAAGAGGAGCCACAACGGTTTGAGATCGACTTTCTTTCTGAAATAACAAAACTGCATCAAGAACTGGAAAATCGAACCTACAAGACATCAAAGGGAACAGAATTCACGATCACGGAACGAGGAAAGACACGCAGAATCAAAGGAGGAAGGATGCGTGACCGAGTGGTCCGACATGCGTTATGCGATCAGGAACTTACGGATGCACTGCAACCGTATTTGATATACAACAACGGCGCAAGCCAGAAAGGGAAAGGCGTATCGTTTTCCAGAAAAATGTTTGAGCGCGATCTGCACAACTACTGGTTAAAACACCGCACAAACGAAGGCTACGTCGGATTTGTGGATCTGTCGAAATTTTATGACAACATACAGCATGACAAGATAAAAGAGGCGATAAACCCAAAAATCGACGAGTTTTCACAGTGGCTGCTATCAGAGATACTAACCACATTTGAGATAGACGTATCATACATGAGCGACGATGAGTACGCGCACTGCACGGAACAGAAATTCGATTCGGTCGAGTATCACAAGACAGTACCAGAAAAATGGCGTACAGGCGAAAAGATGATGAGGAAATCTGTCGACATCGGAGATCAGGTATCACAGGATATAGGCATATTTTACCCGACAGAGATAGACAACTATGCGAAGATAGTCCGGGGATGCGAATTTTACGGAAGACATACGGACGATATTTATATCATTGGAGAAACGCGCGAATATGTGCAGTCGGTAATAAACGGAATCACAAAGGTGGCCACGCGCCAGGGATTGTTTATCAATAAAAAGAAAACGAGAATCGCAAAACTATCTGACACATACAAATACCTGCAGGTTAGATACACGCTCACAGACACCGGAAAGGCGGTCGGACGCATTGCACAAAAAAGCGTTACGATTGAAAGAAGGCGAATTAAAAGCTACAAGCGTCAGCTCGATGCGGGAAAAATGACACACGAGGACATCAAACAAGCCGTAAAGTCATGGATGGGAACACACACAAAGCGCATGTCAAAGCGGCAGATCAAGAATATGAAACAGCTATACAAAGAACTATTTGGAAAAGAGCTACTATGGAAAAAGCAAAAATCGCATACCACACAAGAGAAGCGCAGAACGAAGAATACATGAAAAGTGTAGCGGCAAAAGACTGGATCATCGAAAAGAAGTTCAAGGAGATAATAGAAAAGGCATATGAATGATGTATGGATCACGGAGCGTCTGACGGAAATTGTACAAGTACAGGCAGACATCATCAACCAGATGTATATCTTACTGAAACAACATACGGAGATCGAAGAAATTGAACGATTGGAAAAAGAAGCTAAGGAAATGCGGGACGTTATAGGCATAAATCAGGAGGCAAAAGATACGGAGAGAGGTTGAAATACGGAGAGAGATTGAAATTCGGAAAAATTGCATAAAATTTCACGAAAAAGAGAAATAAGGGGAGAAATCCTTCATCTCATTTTTTATAATGTGGGAAAAGAAAGGAGGTTATCATGAGAGAAAACATGGTAAAAGTATTTTTTACAACGGCGGGAAGTTTGATTTCGTCGGTGCTTGGGGTGCTTTACGTGCCTGTGCTCCTGATGGTACTCTGTAACGTCATTGACTACATTACGGGGCTGATTGCGGCAAAGTACCGGACGGATGGCGGAATCAGCTCATATTTGAGCATGAAGGGGATCTTCAAAAAGGTCACGATGTGGCTATTGGTAATTGTTGGAGCTGTGATCGACAGTCTGATCAGCTACACCACGGAGACGTTGGGGATGACATTGCCATTCACATTTTTAGTGGCAGCCGTCGTGGCAGTATGGATTGTCTGCAACGAATTGATCAGTATATTGGAGAATATGATCGATATCGGCGTGGACATCCCGGCATTTTTGATGCCGCTGGTAAAAAATATCAAAACGCAGGCGGAAAAATCTGCGAAAACAGAAAGTGAGGAAAAAGAGGATGAAGTTTAACATTCATGCGGGGCATAATCCGGACGGGAAAGCAGCATGTGGCGCGATCGGACTGATCAAAGAATCTACGGCGGCGCGCGCCGTAAAAGGAGAGGTCATCAAACAGCTGGCAGGACTGGGACATGAGGTGCATGATTGTACCGTAGACAACGGCACCAGCGCGAGTGACGTTCTGACAAAGATTGTCAAGAAATGCAATGCAAACAAGGTAGACTGGGATATTTCCATTCACCTGAATTCGGGCGCAAAGGATGCCGCCGGAAACGGGAAGACAACCGGAGTGGAGGCGTATATTTACAGCGAGACGACAGCAGGTGCCAGGGCAAAGGCGCAGAGCATCTGCGACGCGATCGCGGCGCTTGGATTCAAGAATAGAGGTGTGAAGGTAAATGGTAACCTGTACGTGCTTAAAAAAACGAACGCACCGGCAATCCTGGTGGAGTGTTGCTTCGTAGATGACGCGGACGATGTGGCGCTGTTTGACGCGAAAGAGGTGGCATCCGCGATCGTTTACGGCTTGACCGGACAGAAATACGTGGAAGCTTCAGAAACCGTGGAGACGGACGCAGACGCAGCAGCAGACGGAGCGGAAACGACAACCGGTGATGCAACAGCACTTTACCGCGTGCAGGTAGGCGCGTACAGCAAAAAAGAAAATGCGGAAAGCATGAAGGAAAAGCTGAAAGCAGCCGGATTTGACGCGGCGATTGTAAAGGCGTAAAAGGTTTATATAGACATATTGCACAAAATTATGATAGTATCCTGTTAGTAGCAGAAAGCCGATTTTTTGTTGAAAAATGGAGATTGGGATCTCTCCCGCGTTTAAGAACAACAAGACAAATGATCCCGTATACTCGGCGAAAGAGCCGAATATACGGGATTTTCTTTTGCGCTGGAAGATGTCACAGATTCACAAACAAAAGGAACATAACAACATGGAACAGCGGGAAAAATGCAGATACGATTTTGGTAACTATTGAGAAAAATTAGCAGGAGGAGGACAAACGAACATGAACACAGAATATGAAAGAATTGCTTCGGGCAACGAGGAGGTTTTGGAGCGCATTGCCGGACTTGCAGACTGGAAAGCACCGGAGATTCCGGCGGACATTCCGCACGGCGATATGCCGGGAGACAAGGTGGAGATCGGCGTTGACCATATTGCCAAGGCGGCGCTCGTGTATGGCGAGTTGAGGGAATACCTTGCCGCAGCGTGCAAGGCGAACGCCTATGGAAGAGCTGTGATCACCGTTTGCGGCGGATCGGGCGTGGGAAAATCGGAGACGGCTTCGCTTTTGTCCTACTATCTGAA